GGCTATGAGCGTATAGCCAAGGATCTAAGGGGACGGCCGGAAAATGATATAATGGTACGGGCCTACGGGATCCCAGTAAAGTCAATGACCTCTTTGCTACCTTTATTTTCCCCGGAGGTCAATGTACTAAGTGATGAGGAAAACAAATACGGTATGAAGTTCCCCGAAATCACTGAGGACTTTACGGTATACCAAGTAGTGGATCCAGCCGGTGCTAGGAATTACTCAGCTATATGGGCAGCCGTCAATGAGGACGAGGATATATATATAAGAAGAGAATGGCCGGACCGTGATACCTATGGCGAGTGGGCACTGTTCGGGGATCCTAAGTGGAAATACGGGCCAGCATCAAAGAAGATAGGTCTAGACGTACAAGGATATGCAGAGTTATTTAGAGAAATAGAAGAAGAGATGGGCGTAGAAGTAATGGAACGAATAGGTGATTCCCGATTCTTTGCTAAAGAAAATGAAAACAATACGGATCTATTCTCCAGCTTTGAGGATCACGGTATGATATTTGTACCAAGTGACGGCAAGACAGAGGACATAGGTATCGCTGCTGTCGACGAATGGTTTAATTATAATCCTAACTACGACATAGATGAGGCTAATAGGCCACGGTGTTTTATACACGAGGACTGTAAGAATTTGATTGACACTTTAATTAATTACAATTCAAATGGAAAAATGGATGAGGCCCTAAAAGATTTCTTTGATCTTATTAGGTACTTACGTATGAGCAATGGAGGGCTAGGGCCCGATCACTATACCAGCTATCAAATGATGGCTACGGTAAAATCCCAAGGAGGTTACTAATGAAAACTAAACTTACTAAATTAATAGAGGACTACGATGTGGAGTTCGATGAAGCTTTACAAATAGCACAAGAAAAATTACCCCGAGAAGAAATAACTGGTAAGGGTAAAGGTACTTGGATAAACGAAGAGGGTGTTAAAATACTAGATGAAGCGTTTGATATACCGGAGATTGTACCTAAACACATTAAGGTAAAAATGCTGTCCGAATGTCCTAACCGTTGTTATAACTGGGGTTATAGTAAAGAGCTAGGTAAAAAAGTACCGGTACTTATACCAAGAAGATTCTATGGAGCACTTGTTGGAAAGACTATAAGTGTCGAATGCATTACGGATGATACCGGCACTAGCTACAGATATGTCCACCAAAAAAGAAAGTAAAGATATAACCGCTAGTAGAAAATGGCGGAACAAACAAATAGATAGATTGTCAGCTTGGGAAATGTTGTGCCGATATATAAGGCACGAACATACTATAGAGATGTCACACTCGGATATGTGTGATAGAATAGGTACACCAAAAGATTTGTTACGACACGTACTAGAATCCGCAAGAAAAAAAATAAATGGAAAGTGATTCAACTTCTAATGCTTTAACTTACGCAAGTAAGGAGCCCGATATTAAAACATTAAGCACAGCTTATGACCAAACGGTTATTGAGCTAGAGGCTTACTTCGATTTGTGCAGAACATCTTACGATGATCGTAGGAACTTCTGGCCGGGTAAAAGCCGTGACCACAGAAAGCACGGTGCCGATGCATTCCCTTGGGAGGGTGCTTCAGATATAGAGGCCCATACTATTGATGAACGTATTACTCGACTAGTATCTTTGTTTATGTCCAGCCTTAATAGGTCCAATGTACGTGCATATCCAGTAGAATCATCCGATATAGGTAGATCTAAGGTAGTATCTAGCTTTCTTAAATGGATGGTAACATCCGGTTATATCCCTCGTTTTAAGCGAGAAATGGAACTAGGAGCTAACTATTTACTAGAACGAGGCCTATTGATTACATATGTAGGCTGGCACAGAGAGGATAGAACATTCTTACAGAAGCTTGATATAAATCAAATAGGACAGATAAGCCCAGATATTTATAGAGCTATTGAATCCGGAGGTATGGATAAAGAACTTACAGTTCTTATGAACCAAGTATTCCCTACAGCTTCTGAGAAAAGAATCAAACAAGCACTCAAGGATTTAAGAAAAGGTGGAGAGGCAGAGTTGCCTATCGTACGTAGACAAGTCAATGCTCCGGAAGTAAAGACACTGGCACCGGATGGTGATTTCTTTTTCCCTAGCTATGTAACTGATCCACAGCGTGCACCGTATTGTTTTTGGAGAACTTACTACACAGCCCAAGAGTTACAGAACAAAGTTGTTACTGACGGATGGGACGAGGACTATGTTGATTACATCATTGAACACTACCGAGGAGTAAACATTGATTCCATTGAGCGTGAACAAGAAGGTCGTAGAAGCTTTTCACTTACTGACAATGCTTATGAAGCAGATGAGTTAGTAGAAATAGTATATGGATACCAAAGACTTATAGATGAAGAAGATGGATCCGAAGGTATTTATCAAACTATCTTTCATAAAGAATTTAGTGGAGACGATACTACTGCCGGTTATGCTAAGTTTGAGTTAATGAACGGATACGAGGACTACCCGGTAGTTGTTACTAAGTTGTCAGAGGACAGCAAACGTCTGTATGATGTACAGACTGTACCGGATTTACTCAGAGGTATACAGAATCAAATTAAAATAGAAAGAGATTCTCGTATTGATAGGAATAGTATTTCAACATTACCTCCGATACTTCACCCAGTAGGACAAGCTCCTACAGATTGGGGACCCGGGCGTATGATTCCTTACCGTCGTAAGGGTGACTTGGACTTCGCACCTACACCTACATACAATCAAGGGTCAGTAGAGATGGAGATGACTATGTCACAACAAGCTGATAGGTTAGTAGGACTGGATGAAACATCTAACATTAGCCAAATAAGAAAACAATTTTTAGTAGATAAGTTCTTGACTCACTCCGCTGAAGTGTTGAAGATGGCCTTTAGATGCTTCCAAAGGTTTGGACCCGATAGTATTTTCTTTAGAGTAACTGGTGTGCCCGACGCACAAAGATTTAGTAAAGGAGATCCGGACGAGAACTTTGATATGGTAATTAATTATGATGTACTTAACTCCGATCCCGAAACAGCAGAAAAAAAACTACAAGCATTTGTTTCGCTTACGCAGCTGGACAGAAGCGGTAGGATTAACATTGATAGTTTGCTTGACGTGGCTGCTAATAGCATCGATCCGGTTCTTGCAGATAGTGTTCTTCAGCCTACAGAAGCTGCTCAACAACAAGTTGTTAAGGATGTTACTGATGACCTTGCTAAAATCTTTGCTGGTATTGAAATGCCGGCTCGCCCAAATGGTGCACAAGTTGCTATGCAAGTTATTCAACAATACACATCTCAACCGGACATTGCTCAAAGAGCTCAGCAAGATGAAATGTTTGCTGCTCGTCTGCAAAAATATGCTGGCCAATATACTTTCCAAATGCAACAAATGCAGAATGCGGAAATAGGTAAGATAGGTACTGCACCCGCACAAATGGGTGGTATGAATACTCAACAAATGTAATGAACAGTTTAGAGCTTGATATAAAAGCATTAGCTAATCACGAAACCTTTGCACGTTTCATAGAAGTAATTCATTCCCTAAGGGAAGAAACTATATCCGAGATGCATAATGCGGATGTAGATAAGTTACAACAGTTATCCGGTAGGATAATTACGTATGACCAGATCATACAGATGGCTGACTGGCAGCAGCTAAAAGTTCGTCACCAACAGTCATTAAATAATTAACGACTACTGTGGTATAATACTTTCATCGCCATCGCTCGGCGTTAAGGAGTGGAAACAATAAATATATATGTCAGACGAAATCACAACTGGAGACGTTGAACCAGCCCAAAATACGACGGAGACAACTAATATGACAGTTTCGCAGTTTGCGAACAGAAGACTGGGAGAACTTACCAAGAGCCAAGAGGTTCAAGTCGAGGAATCCCAAGAGAATACCGAAGAGGTTTCTGAAGTAGAGGAGGTAGCTCAAGAGGAAACTCAAGAAGTTGCTGAGGTTACAGAAGAAGTTTCTGAAGAAAATGTTCTTTCACAGTTAGATATAGACAACTTATCAGAAGATGAACTGAAAGAGTTAGCGGACAAACTTGGCAGTAGAGCTGTAGCTAGATTCGGAGAGATGACGGCAAAGCGTAAAGCTGCTGAAGAGAAAGCTGCTCAATTGGAATCAATGCTTAAGGAAAAACAAAACCCTCTGGATGCACCAAAGGAGATTAAAGACAATCCGTTTAGTGACTTAGATACTATTGAAAAGTTACAAACAAAGGCGGAGGAGATTACATCTACCATTGAGTGGGCCGAAGATGTTTTGTTTGAAAGTGATGCATACTCAGCAGAAGATATAGTTACAGAAATAGATGGCAATGAGTTAAGTAAATCAGATGTGCGTAAAGCGTTATTAAATGCACGTAAGGCACAGAAACAATTCTTACCGGATCAACTAAATAAAGTTCAACAACGTGAGCAAGGACAGCAGCTAAAGGCAGCGTTCGAGGAGCAAGCAAAAACAGAATTAGATTGGATGAGCGGTGAGGACAATGACACTAGAAAACAATACGAAGCAACAGTTAACGATCCTCGTTTTAAAAAATTAAAAGAGGTACTCGATTCTGAAGCTCCGGATATTAGTAGTCAAATTGAATACTGGTTTGCTCACGCTACTAACAGCATCTATGGACGTAAAGCTATCGTTGAAAATAAAAGTGCACCATCTCTCAATCCTACTAAGACTGGAATAACTTCCGCTGCTAAGTCAGAACAATCTAACTCAAAGACAAACAAAGCTCTTAAAGATCTTCAAGCTCGCTTCAAACAAACTGGAAGTACAAGTGATTACGCTGCAATGAGAAAACTACAATTACAAAAACGATAATCCTAAATTAAAATAAAATGTCATTTTCAAATACATTCGATATTACTAATCCGGGATCTGGTGTTTCCAACAGAGAAGACTTGACTGATGTCTTGACTATTCTTGCTCCCGAAGAAACTCCAATCCTTTCCTCTGCTTCTAAGCAGAAAGCTAACGCCACTTTCGTAGAGTGGACTGTAGACAGCCTTGCTGCACCATCAACTGTTGGTGTCTCTGAAGGTGCTGACGTAACTGCATTCACAGATAAATTCTCTGGACGTGCACGCTTAGGTAACTACACACAAAAATTCCGTCGTGACTATATGGTTTCTGATTTACAAGAAGCTGTTGAATCCGTTGGACCCGCTAAAGTTGCTCAAGCAGAAGCTAAAGCAATCCGTGAACTCAAACGTGATATTGAAGCTACTCTAAGTGGTTCTCAAGATCGTGCTGTAGAAAACGGTGCCGGTACTGCATACGGCCTTCGTGGACTCGGTGACTGGTTAGATTCAGCTGGACCAGCTGATGTTCCGGCTGCATTCCGTACTCCGGCTGACAGTGTCTATACTGCTGCCGAAGCTAATGCTGCTGCGTTTACTGAGACTACATTAAACGATATCATCACAAGTATCTACAGAACAACTGGTGCTACTAACAACCTCACATTAGTTGCTGACACTGGACTACGTCGAGTCATATCTGACTTCGCTCGTTTAGATTCAGTTATCGGTGCTAATAATGTTCGTAATGTAAATTACGATGGTGGTTCATCACAAATCAAACTATCTGTTGAGATGTATCAATCAGATCACGGAATGGTTTCTATTGTGAATGCTAATCCAGATTGTACTCCTAACTTCGGTGGTAATACTGCTGACAGTTCTGGTTACTTAATTAACCCAGAATACTTTGGCCTTGCTGAATTAATTCCTATGGGATCAACTCGTCTACCTAACTTAGGTGGTGGTGAGCGCGGTTATGTTGACTGTGCTTTGACTTCACTTATGTACCATCCCGGTGCACACGGTGTTATCCAAGACGTAACTTAATAATTAACAAAGGAAAAATTATATTATGGCTATTACACTTAAAAAAATCGGTGACATCCAGACATTATCTCTAGGATACACCCACGAAGCTACTGTTGAAGCTTCTGCATTCTCAGCTTCTACCGGAGCTCAAGCCCTAGCATTCAATGTTGCTGGAGCTGGTTTAGCCGGTACAGTTGGTAAATGTGCAGTTATCGTTGACGAGTTAGTTACAGCAGCAGTTACAGATGGCGGTGCCGCTATTACTGATGCTACTTTAGCTGTCGGTGATGACGGAGATGCTAACGGTATGGTTGTTGAAGCTGATGTATTCAGTGACAGTGGCAACCTTGGCAAAATCTTTGCCAACAACGGTGCTATTACACAAGCTGGAAACCACTTGGTTACCCAACTTAGCGTAACATCAAACGGTACGGGCAGTGGACTCGGTGACGCAGCAAAAGGTAAATTCCGCTTTTTAGTAGAATACTACCCAACAGCTGGTCAAGGGTTTTCTAACTAATCTAAAAATCTGGTCGGGGGCTTCGGCCCCCAGCCTTTTTTTAACTTAAAATTACTTATGGATATTATTACTAATGTACCTAGAAGCTTTACTGACGGTGAAGTAGATGCTGCATTCTTGGCTGAAATCAAGAGTGGTTTTAAATTAGAAAAA